GCCGACCTGCGCGATGCCAACCTGAGCGGTGCCGACCTGCGCGATGCCAACCTGAGCTATGCCAACCTGAGCTATGCCAACCTGAGCGGTGCCAACCTGGGCGATGCCAACCTGGGCGGTGCCGACCTGAGCGGTGCCCATACAACACGAATCTATGGGCAAACATTCCTTTCCGTCGACAACATTGGAAGCAGAAACAGCAAAACCGTCTATCACGTAGACACAGACACAATATTCTGTGGTTGTTGGAAGGGCACTCTTAATCAGTTTAAAGAGCGTGTCGAACTGGTCTATCCAGACGGTAAGTATCGGAAGCAATATGATGCGGCGATTCGCTTTTTCAAAGATGTGACGGCGGAAAGTAAACAACCAGTGGGGGAGGAAACAGTGTGAATATCCCAGGTCACAGAAAATGGCTTGAACCACCTGATCGGGTGGAACCTGAAACGATCGGTTATTGCGATCATTGCACAGACCACATCTACGAAGAGGAAATTTACCTTGAAACCGAAGATGGTGAAATGGTACATGGTTATTGCTTTGAAGAATTTGCCGAAAAGAAACTCGGCGCACAGAGGCGGATAGCGTGATAAAGCCAAAAAATGTGACTGATTTTGACATGATGTTTGGCGGTAAAGCGATGGAATTGCTTCCGAAATACGAAAGCATTCCGAATGAATTTAAAATCGACGGTACGCAAAACAAATGGGTAAAACTCACGAATGATTGGTTTTACAGTGGCCTAACAAAAGCCGAATGGATACCACAGGATGGAATAGACACTAAGAAAGCGCTAAGGCACATAAAAGCCATCCTTGGTTCATGGGACCCGAAGCACGAACACAAAATCGCCGGATGCGCATATCTAGCGAGCCAATTCTTCAAAGACGTGAAGTATGAAGTCTGGGAGAAGGAGTGAGTCGGCATGAACGTCCTGCGCTACGGATACAACGGCGACACCGGCTTATGGACGATCTGGCACAAAGATGAGATTGAGCAAGAGTTTGATAAGTATGCCGAGTATAAACGATATCTGCTAGTCCATTACGGAGTAGATGAGTAGCCGCCTGACCGAGGGAAGCCAGACGGCCTGTAGAGAGGAGTTGATTAAGAGGATTCGAGAGGCTCATATGAGGGATGTTGCGGGGTACGGATTAAATATAACAATCTATTAAATCACAAATCTAGTACCCGCGTTATGAAACTTTCAGGGAGGTGAGAAAAGTCGTGAAAGGCTCTATAGCACTAGGGAATATGCTGAAACTGCTTCGAGGAACTTTATCACAAACGGAGCTGGCAAGGCGTATGAATATACATCCTTCTACTATTTCAAAAGTAGAATCCGGCGTACTGACACCTAGTCAAGAAATCGTAAATATCTGGCTATCCGTAACATACGAACACTGGAAAAAGATGCAGGACGATGCGATAAGATTCAACGCTATGATGGCGGTGGCCACGAAAGAAAATGTACAGATCGGGGCGTGATAACGTGTTCCGCTACGGCTACAACATGATCACTGGACTCTGGGAAGTTCTCATCGACGGCATTGTAATGCGCCACTTTGAAACAGAGGCTGAGTGTGAACGGTGGATTCAAGAACAGGTGAAGGGGAGGGAAGTGAAGTGAACCAAGACCTGGTGGCATGGTGGAGGTCGCTCCCGCGCAAAGAACGCCAGATGCGATTGCAAGCGGAGTTATTCCTGTACATGAAAAAAGCCCACGGTGGCAACCGTAAGGCTCAGTGAAAATATTCTACCAAAAGTATATCACATCGAAAGGAGAAAAGCCATGCATAGCTTGGTCAATCAAATCAACAATATCGAAATCCAAATGCGCGATGTCTTGAATGAATATGCGCTGTTGAAACAGGCGCTCTATGAAACGATTGAGCGGCTGCAGGATGTAACGGAAGAACGGGATCAGTTGAGGCTTGAGCGTGATTCACTCGCCGAGCATGTCCAATCTTTGATGGTCGCGGTGTTGGAAGAGGAGGAAGTCGCATGAGTGTAGCCCTGTACGAACTCACCAACAACTACACAGTACTGCTCAGTATGATCCAAGATTCCGACGTTCCGTCAAAAGCGATGCTTGACACGTTGGACTCTATCCAAGATGCCTTGAACGTCAAAGTTGAAGGGATCGGCAAGATGTTGCGGATGCTGGATGCCGATGTTGAGATTCTGAAAGCGGAAGAAAAACGTCTGGCGGATCGGCGTAAAGCCATCGAGAACAAGCAAAAACAAATCAAAGAGTACGTGCGGTATCAATTAGAAGCGGCGGGGTTTACTGAGATCAAGTCCCCGCTCATCACCGTAAAAGTGCAAACTAATCCTCCGGCTGTTGAGATCACAAATCGGGACGCAATCCCACGCCGGTTTATCAAGACGACCATCGTGGAGGATGTGGACAAAAACGCTATCAAGGAAGCAATAAAAGACGGTCAGGAAGTTCCCGGCGCAATATTGTTACAAGGCAAGTCATTACGGATCAAATGAGGGAACAAGATATGCCAATAGTTAAATTCAATTGTAAGTGCGGATCGCCTAAAACAGCCTTTTTCTTTGAAGGAGACAACATCGATCGTGTGTTTTGTGAATGTGGTACGGTGCATGAAGTAAGCCTTGAAATAACAGTGGATGAGGAGAATAAGGATGAGTGAAAAAACGCTTGTTAAAAAGTTAGTCAAAGTCATGCAACAAGTCCAATATATCCAGAAACGCGGTCACAATAAGTTTCACAACTACACCTATGCAACAGAAGCAGACGTGGCAGAAAAAGTCCGGGAAGTGTTGGCGGAAAATAATGTGGTGATGATACCGAATATGCTTTCTCACGAAATCATGGAAAAAACAAATCGGAGTGGGAATGTAGAATACATCGTAACCGTCAATATGGAATTCTCGTTCATGGATGGTGATTCAGATGAAACGATCACCTACCACATGTCGGGACAAGGGCAGGATGCAGGTGATAAAGGTATATACAAAGCTATCACAGGTGCGCAGAAGTACGCCCTTATGAAAGCATTTATGTTGCCGACTGGGGACGATCCGGAGGCGGATGAAGAAACGGGAGAGGCAAGCGACACGAAAGAAGAATCAGGCAAACAACAAACAACTAAGAAGGAACCAAGTAAACTCCCTGTACTTCGTGCCAAATGGAAAACTCTCTATGGTGAAATGGCAGGATTTGATGGATGGCACAAAAAACAATTGGAAAGTGGATTCTCAGAAGAACAAATGGACGCTTACCTGGCTAAAAAGTTGGTTGACAAACAAAAGACCGCATGAACGGCAAACAAATAGCATCACTCTTACTTGGAGGGGAAGAGTCTATGGAAATCTCAACAGAAAGATATATCGAGCTTGAAGATGAAGCGATCCGTCACTATGTCAGCAAGCATAACGAATATCTTGCAAAGATCAACGAGATTGGCCTAGACAACGCCCCCTCCCTTCTTATCGCAAAGGCTGAATACTGGTACGCATGGGCACAAATCTACGCCTCAAATATAGCCGGTTACTACCGCAAACAACAGAAACTATACGAAGCTAGGGCAGAAATGGCACAGGCGGATGGATATGAAGCGGCACGCACGAATAAAGACGGACGGCAGCTAAACGGTTCTACAGATGGGCAGTATCTATCACGCAAGGCGAAGGGGAAACAGTTGGAAAAGGCGGCACATTACGAAGGTAACTATATCCGATGGAGCGGGATTGCAAAGAGTTACGGGGACGCGATTAACAGCTTAAAAGACATTATCAAAAGTATCGAAAAAGAGAAGAAAGGGGATGTGTAAATGACATTTCTAGTCACCTACCAAACACCCATAATCCTACAAAAGAGAATCACCGCCAACAACCTACAGCAAGCCATGTATAAGGCGGCTATGGAAGGATATCACATTTATGCGATAAGGGAGATGTGAGAATGAGAGAGATTCGTTTTCGGGCATGGGACTTGAAAAACAAACAATGGAGCGACTATGACAACATCTACATTGACCAAGACGGAGATATATGGGAAATCGAAGAACGATCACAATACATGCAACAGTATATGCACAAAGAACGCTTAAATGGAAAGGTTGAAATCGTTTGGTGTACCGGGCTCAAGGATAGAAATGGAACTCCGGTCTATGAGGGGGATATTGTTTACGGATACGAAGGCGGAGAATTCGGCAGTATTCTTTCTAGTTGGCATGGGGTTGTTTACTGGAACGAAGGTAAAGCTTGTTTTTACGTGAAGGACGGGCAAGAAAACTTACCAATCATGCATTACTACTTCGATGAGGTTGTTGGGAATATGTACGAACATGCTGAAAAATTTAAGAGGTTGTTGGCTGATGTTTGAGCACAACCCCGTACCCAAGCCGTCATTCGGCAGGAGAATACCAAAACGCAAGAGCCGCTCTGAATTCTCTCCCAAAGTCCGCAAGATCATCTTTGAACGCGACAACTACCAATGTGTCCGATGTGGAAGAAAAGCCGAACATATTCACCATATCATCTTCCGCTCGGCTCTTGGTGGAAACGATGCAGCCAACGGAGTTTGTGTGTGTTCTGCTTGCCACACTCTTTGTCATAACAGCCGTGAAGTTAGAAAGTGGTTCGAAGATTATCGGACTAAATACCTTCTTGGAGATGGTGAATAGTGGTTTCGGTAATATGCAAATGTGGTAAAGAGTTTAAAACATGGCCGAAAGAGATTCGAGTCGGAAGAGGAAAATTCTGTTCGAAAACGTGCGCCCAAAAGTACAGGTTGAAACCGACCAGGCCCGGACGTTTAGAAGAAATTTGTAAGCAATGCGGTCGAATATTCACAACGTGGGAATGCAAGAAAAAGCGCGGGAATGGAAAGTTTTGTTCTCGTGAATGTGCAGCCAAACACCAGTCTGAAAATTATACCGATGAAAAAAGACGGGCGGTCGTTGATAGGTTGGGGAAACGTGGCCCGGAACACCCAAGTTGGAGAGGCGGTCGGAAAATTCAAAACGGGTATGTCCATATTTGGAATGCTGACCATCCGGATGCAGATCGTCACGGGTATATTTCAGAACACCGTTTGGTAATGGAACAGCATCTCGGCGGTCGATTATTGCCAACCGAAATAGTCCACCACAAGGACGGCAATAAACAAAACAATGCAATCGAAAACCTAGAACTCTGCTCTAGCCAAATTGAACATATGGCACATCACATGATTGAGAAGTATGGCGGTCGACAATCAAAAACCAAATGGGCAACCATATGGGACGCATGTACACAGTGTGGCACAACCGAAACGCCTCACCAAGCAAAAGGGCTTTGCAGGAAGTGCTATATGAAACGATGGGTCAACACTTTGAGAACTACCGTACAACCTATCTGATGAAGGGGGAAGAGGGATGAAAATTGGCGATATAGTGACTTGGAAATCACAAGCAGGTGGATCATTTAAAGAGAAAACCGGAAGAATCATAGCTTTTGTAGATGCGATGGAACGCGGATTCGATGAGTTACCAACTAGCATTAAGCCAAGTCGCATTAAGTTTCAAAATGTAAGCGTAATAAGCGACAGGGTAATTGTAGAGGTTTCGCGCGGAGGTAAAAGTATGCAGACTGATTTCTATGCACCATATGTAATTGTAGTGAAGTTGGTGGAGGGAGAGGCAGAATGAGTAAAACCTACAATACCGGAGAGATTATCGCTCTATTGAAGCCTGGAAAGATTGCGAAAGATTTATCTGGATATTATCACGATATCACAATGGATGAAAAAGAACGCATATATCATGTGGGTAGGAATGAAGACAAAGGTACAGCAGAACTGACTACTCGATTCATGCAAGCTAAATGGCAACTCCTGCCGCGATACGTCACCAGAGAAGAGGCTATAAAGGCATATGAGGAAGGCAAGACAATTCGCGTAGAGTGGGAAAGTGGGTGGAATGAGTACAGGGAAGGGAAATGGGAACATGTATCTTGGAAAGAGTTGACAAATGGGAAATGGAGCATAGTGGAGGATGATGGCGAAGAGTAACTTTCCACTCCGGAACATGAGACTACTTCCGTGTGTCGGAGCATAATACCCTGATTTGAGAGGATGACGGGTGAATCGAAGTATCACCAGTAAGAAAGTTGGTGAGTGTGTGAATTACCTTCAGCAGATCTTGGCGTTTCACGAATGGAAGGATGTAAACCAGCTCCCTGCCAGTGCAATTGCATTATGGTACGAATTGATGGCTGTTTGTAATAAGACTGGATGGAAGCAGGAATTTACAGTTCCAAACGGATTGCTTCAGATCAGAGCCGGGTTAAGCAGGAAAGAGTTTGAAAAAGCAAGACAGACATTGATTGTGCTAGATAGGATTACTTACAAAAAATCAAATCGTCCGAATGAAGCTGGGAAATATTCAATAATAAATTTCCCGATTGTTCAAAAAGGACAACGAGAGGGGCAACAGGAGGGACAACAAGAAGGGCAACGAGAGGAGCACACGAGGGACAACGAGAGGGGCACATTATTTAAACATAAACAAAAACATAATAATGACGCGCGCGAACCTCTTGTACAAATCCTAGACGTCTATACCGAAATCTCAGGCAGACAAGAACAATACATGAACGGAGTAGAACGAGAGGAAGCAAGAAAACTCGCTAATTCAGAAATTCCGTTAGACTTCATCCTACAAGCCATGAAAGAAGCAGCCGTGGGGAAAAAGGTGAATAGTTTCAAGTTTTTTGCCAAAGTCATACCTGATATGTGGGAGCGACATCACCCGCAGCAAAAAACAGACACAGGGAAGAGAGATCCATTCCTTGAGCAATATTTCCCTATTTCCGGTGAGGTGGTCTAATTGCCAGCGCATAATCACGAAGCGGAACAATACTTGCTTGGCTGCATTCTCCTTGAAAGCGACCTCATCAAAGAGATTAGCCTGCAACCAGAACACTTTCACCACGCCGGGCACCGGGTGATCTTTGAATCTATGCGAAGTGTGGAGAAGAAAAGCGAACCTATCGACGTTGTGACCGTCACCACGCATATTGGCGTGGATAAAATGGGACTCGTTGGGGGTGTACCGTATCTCGCGTCGCTGCCTAACTTTGTACTCATAACCGAAACCTACAAAACGCACGAGAAGTACATCTTGGACGCTTGGAAACTGCGGCAAGCAGAGATGATCGCAAACCGGTTGCGAAGCGAGATTGAGGACGCTGCGGATGCGACACCTATCAGCCGCACGATCTCAGACCTTAGCCGCTTGGAAGAGATGGGATACGACGAGGATTCGGATATCTACAGCACGACCATGGAAGTATTCGAGGAAATGGAACAGGATACCGGTGACCTTTCGGGAATCGACACTGGATTCTATGACCTCAACGCTTTTTTGAACGGTCTCCAAAAACAGGATCTCATCATCGTGGCGGCGCGGCCGAGTATGGGGAAAACAGCATTCGCTCTCAATATCGGGCTAACCGGTGCGAAAAACGGAGTCCAAACGTCGATATTTAGCCTTGAGATGAGTAAAAAATCCCTAGTCCGCCGGATGATCTGCACAGAGGGACGAATCGACGCAACGAAGATGCGGAATCCGCGAAAACTATTTCACGATGAGGACTGGCCGAAGGCTACAATGGCAGTCAGTATGATCTCATCATTGCCGCTTCACATCTACGACAAGCCAGCCGTAACCACACAAGAGATACGGGCCAAGGCGAGGAAACTCAAACGTCAGCATCCGGACGACAAGCATCTTTTGATCGTTGACTACCTGCAATTGATTAGAGGCAGCGGGAACGAAAACCGGGTGCAAGAAGTGGCGGAAATGTCGCGTGAATTGAAACTCATCGCACGTGAACTGGATATGCCGGTTGTGGTTCTCTCACAGTTGAGCCGGAATGTTGAGCAACGAAGAGACAAACGTCCGATACTTTCAGACTTGCGTGAATCGGGCTCTATTGAGCAAGATGCGGACGTGATTCTATTTCTCTACCGGGACGACTACTACAACCCAGAGAGCCCGGTTAAAAACATCACAGAGGTACTTATCGCAAAGCAACGAAACGGGGCAACTGGGAAAGTGGAATTGAGTTTTATCAAGCAGTTTCAAAAGTTTCAGAGTTTAGCGAGATGATTTCAGTTACAGGTGGTGACGGAGCGTGAAAGTAGCCAAGAGTGACATCGGAGCCGTCTACATGACACGGGAGCCGCGAAATGAGAGAGTCTTGATCTTTGAGGAAGATGACTTCTCGTTCGTGTGGACTAAGAAGGAGATCCGCAACGTTCAGGCGCTATGGAACGACGGCAAGCATATCGCGGACATAGCGGAGGAAATCAAGCGTGACCAGGATGAGATAACGGTGTTGATCATTTGGTTGGCGAGGCATGGGAGATTGAGGAAGCGGGAAGGTGGGGTGTTGGGATCGTGAATCACTTTTCACTTTTCACCGGCGTGGGTGGTATTGATTTGGCAGCCGAGTGGGCAGGATTCACAACGGTTGGTCAAGTCGAAATGGCGGATTATCCGACAAAGATACTCGAAAAACACTGGCCGAACGTGCCGAGATGGAGGGATATAAGGGATGTTACAACAGACAGCTTCCGAGAGCGAACAGGACTATCAACAGTTGACCTTATTTCAGGCGGATTCCCTTGTCAACCTTTCAGTCTTGCCGGGGAGCGAAAAGGCGAAGATGATGACCGCTATCTCTGGCCAGAGATGCTTAGAATTATCAATCAACTCAGGCCCACTTGGGTACTTGGAGAAAATGTTGTTGGGTTCATCACACTGGGTCTCGACCAAGCGCTATCTGACTTGGAGAGTATCGGGTACAAAGCGGTTGTATTCGATATACCAGCTTGTGCCATCGATGCCGACATCGAGCGAAGAAGAATATTTATTGTTGCCCACACCTACAGCGAGCGATTACAGGGGGGGCAGGACAACGGAAGCGGCAGAGCGAGTAGGTCGTGGTCCGCGGAACAACTTTCGAGATTACTGTCGCCAGGTCCATGGACTCACATATCCGCCGCCGATTTTGGTAGAGAAAATACTCGGATTCCCAACAGGGTGGACAGAACTCACGCCCTCGGAAACGCCGTAGTACCACAACAATGTTACCCAATATTGAAAGCTATTTATAACATTGAAAAGGAGAGTAGAAAATGAAAACAATCTTTCTAACAAAAGGCCATGAAGTAATGGTGGATGATAAGTGGCATGAAATCCTAAAGCAGTGGTCTTGGTATTTCACTGGTGAATATGCAGCTAGGGATATAGGTGGGCGAAATAACAGGAAAATTGTCTACATGCACCGATATATTTGCATGGCACCTGACGGATACGAAGTAGATCACATCAATGGAAATAAATTAGACAACAGGATCGAAAATCTAAGAATCGTAAAACCTGCACAAAATTACTTTAACCGCGCAAAACAATCTAACAATAAAACAGGCTTCAAAGGAGTCTGTTGGGATAAAACAAGGTGTAAATACATTGCTTCTATTCAAGCTAATGGTAAGCAGAAAAATCTAGGTCGTTTCGATGATCCGGTCGATGCAGCAAAAGCTTATAACAAAGCTGCGATTGAATTGCACGGTGAATACGCAAGGCTCAATGAAATCCCATCTTAAAAGCTATCGCCGAGATAGAAAGGTTGGTGGAGTAGATGGACAAAATCTCTATCATCACCGAAACACTCAAACAACAGTACGAACTCAGCGAACGGGAAACAGAAGTCACTTACTATCTTGCGCGTGGATACACAAATAAAGAGATCGCTCAAAAATTATACGTGACCGAAAAGACAGTTAAACAACATGTATGGCATATCTTTGCGAAAACAAAATTTGAATCACGGTACAAGCTGCAAGGGGAAGTTGTGAAACTACTTTGTACGCCTATAGGGGAGTGGTGATGTGATCGAAATAGATTTTAGTTTGCAACGATTCTGGATCGATATTGAACCTATGGGGGCTGTACGAATGACAAGGAACGGAAAGTGGGTGAATGAATCAGCATTGCGATATCTCGCGTACAAGAAGGATATAGGCTGGCAGATACGGACTCAAATGTGTGAAATGGATACTATGAAATCTGCACTCTCCGTAAGAGCAACATTCGTTATGCCGATACTAAAAAGCTGGAGCAAGAAAAAACAAGTTGGCGCCATTGAAACATATCACACGAGCAAACCTGATATAGACAATCTCGTAAAAGGATTATTTGACGCATTGAATGGTGTTTTGTGGGAAGACGATAACCGCGTTGTGGATATGAAAGCTATCAAGATATACGGAGAAAAGCCTGGAATTAAACTGGAAGTAAAAGAGTTATTTTGAGGAGTGATAAAGATGAGTGGTAAACAAATTCTTGACGCTTGCTGCGGTTCCCGAATGTTCTGGTTTGACCGCACAGAGCCGCACACGACATATGTAGACAACCGAGAGCTTGAAGACACATTATGTGATGGTCGCAAACTGATCATCAAACCAGATATCGTGGCCGACTTCCGAAATCTTCCGTTTCCAGACAATAGTTTCTATCTTGTCGTATTCGACCCGCCACACCTGATAAAGGGGGGGGACAACGCATGGATAGTCAAAAAATACGGCAAACTTTCCGAAAATTGGCGAGATGACATCGAAAAAGGCTTCTCTGAGTGCATGCGGGTGCTGAAGCCAAACGGAGTATTGATTTTCAAATGGAACGAAGACCAAGTTCCACAAAAAGAAGTGATACACGCCATAGGACACAAGCCATTATTCGGCGATCGAAGAGCGAAGACACACTGGATGACGTTCATGAAATTTGAGAGCGAGGAGCTGTGAGAACAGTTAATGTATATCGAAATCACATGCTACAGATTGGAGGAGAGCGCATGAAAATCGACGAGATACGGGAGAGGTTGGAGAAAGCAAGCATTGAAGTTTTACGCTAACGCAACATTCACAGAACGCAATTTTGATGATGGTGAAATAGCTCGCCGAACGCTGAAAGGAGAGACACCGCATGTTGACTAAAGAAACACGCCAAACCATACGAGAGTTGCTGGACGGCGAAACGTTTGAACTCACCGATGCAAAGGGAGCAATTCGGAATCTACTTACGGAATTGGATTTGGCGGATAGGGGAATTGAGCGTCTACAGAAGGAAAACGAACGCTACCGTAAAGCGTTGGAGTTTTATGCAAAAGAAGATAATTATGTAGATGGATACAAAGAAGAAAAGATTAAGAGACAAATTTTTTATAGATGTTTGGGAAAACCCGTCATGACAGATGGAGGAAATATAGCCCGTCAATCCCTGAAAGGAGCATAATCATGAATACCATCGAACGCATCCAGGTCCTTGTCATAGCGATCGTGATAACGCTGGCGGTGATGACGCTGCCGTTTGGGAGGTGATGATATGTTTAGTTGTCCAGTATGCGGTGAACTCACCCAATTTCTCACTGAGAATCACTGCCGCACCAAGCACAACATGACACGCAAAGCACTGCTCAAAAAGTATGGCAAACCGCAGTACGTGCAAGAAATGCGCACACGAGAGATCAATGCCTGGTTGCAACGAGAATCCTATATCATCCAAGAAAGCCAATTTGGATATGCACAGGCAGCGGTTAAAAGTGTGCAGAATAGGGGGTGATGGTAAATTGACAGTTCATACGCTGAAAATATGGCCTGAATTTTATCAGGCGGTTGTTCATCCGGATCTAAAACAGAGGAAGCGCGTGGAAATCAGGAAGAATGATCGCGACTACCGAGTAGGTGACGAACTTCTACTTCAAGAATATAACCCAATTTCTAACGTATACACCAGACAGGAAGCGAGAGTATTAGTCACGCACATCCTGAGCGGTGAACCGTGGCTGCCAGAGGGGAATGTGGCATTGTCAATTATGCTTTTAAAGCATAAAAAATATGGGAGGTGATAATATGATCTACCGTGAGTTATCAGAAGTCATGCGGCTCGAGCAAGAAAACGCCACATTACGCCGGGCGCGGGAACTTGATAAGCGATACGGCATCCAGAAAGCGGAGGAAGCAGCGTATCTGCGGAAACTGAACGAACAGCTTGAAACGGAGAATTTTCTGCTGCGTGAAGTACTGCGGGTGAATGGCATTGATGTGGATATAGTCAGGTATGAACTAAATAAGAGGGGATGATAAAAATGTCAGAAGAAAAAATCACTCAATATATTGACGCGATTGCACAGAAATTAGGTGTTGCGACTGAATATGTTTGGGAAGTTCTCACAAAACAGATGGTGATTGAGGGGTGGGTGTATTCGATTACACTTATTGGTGGCTCACTATTGATGATCTTTGGTTTATACAAGTTAGCTATGTATATAAAAAATAATTATGATGATCTTTATGACAAAGACTTTGAATTTCCCATTATGCTCCTGGCAGCAATTTACACAGTATTCGTTTTTGTTTTGCTCGTCGTTACTTTTGTTGAAACGCCGGGCAACATCATGAAAATAGTAAATCCTGAATACTATGCAATTAAAGAAATTTTAGAGGCGATCGGTAAGTAGCACATATCATCTTTGAGGGAGGCTGATATGAGTGTTGTTAGCGGAGAGTACAGTAGAGCAACGAGTCATTGAGCAACTACGTAGTTACAATACTATCGTCGGGCGTATCAAGATTCTTGAAAAGTACCCCCTTGGAAACGGAATGCACCTAACTGAGCCATACAATGAGGATGACAAACTGCAAGCTCTCCACCGGCAACTGAGGGGATTGCCGAGTTATATGTATCTCACCAAGCGCGAACAAAAACTGGAGAGCGTTGCGAATGCGTACCTCACTCGACATCCGGCAGGTATTAAGAGTCAACACTACACCGTGAAGCAGATCCGCGGGGTGGACGATGAGGATCGGAAACTCATCAAGGAACTGGCAAGCAAGATTCGCAAGGTAATGGACACCAGGCACGGGGCACTGGATGAGTTTGAAGCGGCGTTAAGAAGAGTGTCGGAGTTACAAGACTTGCAACAAGAGAAAGACATGATAGATTCGGTACTCAACACAATGGTAGAGTACAAGCCGCACTATCGTAACCTGTTAGTGTATCGGTATATAGAGGATAAGCCGGTTGACATTGTGAGCAGAGAATTAAACATCCATAGAAGCACATTTGACAAGTGGAGAAAAGCGGCAATAAATGAGTACGCAAATCTATCGGGAATGGAATAGACAAATTAGCGACAAAAAAGAGACATAAAGTAGACCAATTGGAAAAAATTCCGTGCTATTCTTGTAACATGGGGCGGTTAGACGATAGCCGCCCGACCTCCCCTAGGACGGAAAATGAGCACGTATCCTTTTCGAACGCATGCTGGTTTGTATCCGGCGTTGGGTTTCTGACTAGCGGAGGTAGTAGGCTTTGGCGGATTAGCCGGACGAAACGCTATCAAAAATGCCAAAACGACAAAATCGCCTAGGTTAATGGCATTGTCGGAACCCAAACGCTGGCGATAAGTCAGCACCCCCTCTCTATACGTAAGTCTTATGTCTCTCGCCTGAGAGACTTTCTTTTTGTGCGACAAGTCTCGGAAACTTGTCACGATTACGACAACAAAAGGCTTTGGTCAGTGTGCCTACCGACATACTAGTTACCGTCACAAACGCTGACCCCATAAGAAGGTGAGGATATGCGACTTGAGGTATGCCGTAGTACGGAATTAGATGTATGGATTGCAGAACGACATTATCTGCGGTCGACGCCAGCTGGAGCAAAGGTAAGATTATGGGTACTTGACGATCACGGCGAACGGATCGGCGCTATGATGTGGGGTAGACCTACATCAAGGCATTATGACCAAAATGGAATATTAGAACTCACAAGAATGTTTTTTGTTGACGATACGGAGCCATATGCAGAGAGTAAAGCACTGGCGATGTCCCGAAAACACATTCGAAAGCACTATCCAGAAGTAAAGGGATTACTTGCGTATTCTAGTACCGGGCAAGGCCACGAGGGAACAATTTACGCAGCTGACAACTGGTTTCGAATTGGAAAGACAGACGGCGGGAAGTGGAGTGGAAAGGATAGAGAAAATAGAAAGAACATCGACATCTCAGGAAAGTGGAGATGGGCGAGAACACCATAAGAAGGTGAGTATATGCATAAATGCATTGGCTGTATATGGGGCACCAACACAGGCACAAAAATAGTTTGTCTGTTTCCGAGGTGTGTAAGAAGTACATTGAGGTGATACCATGGACTACTGCCCGCTTTGCCAAGCTCCACTTTGCGTAACCTGACACCGAGACGGTACCTGTACCAGTTGCGGAGAGGTTCTCCCGATCAAAATCGAGCTACCGGAATAGGTGGTGACCGAATGAAATATATCCCATCGAGCTATAACGGGAATCATGATGAGATTATCCTTTGTCCCATCGGAGATATACATATCGGATCTCCACACTTTGATAAAAAGTCACTCCAGAAGCACCTGGAATGGATCAAGAGCAAAGAGAACGCACGCATTATCCTGATGGGAGACATATTAGAAACAGCACTCAAAGACAGCGTTGGTGCAGGGTGGGCAGAGCAAGAGGACATCATCATGAATCACTTGTACGCCGCAAAGGGACTATTTTACGAATTCCGCGACATCATTGATGGGGTGATAGAAGGAAATCATGAGTTGCGCGTTTATCAACGGGCAGGAATCCTACTTAACAAACTGCTTGCTGAAATGCTAGGGATTCCCGACAAATATATGATGTATCAAGGCATCATAAAGTACGCATGGAATCATCGGGCGTATAACGTGAGCGTTTGGCACGGATCTGGTGGAGGTAGAAAAAGCGGATCTTCCGTAAATAAACTCGAAAGCCAAACGGACACTGTGCTCTGTGATGTCTATCTTATGGGTCACACACATAAACAGCACGCACACAACCGCATCATGTATATTCCGGATGCGCGAAACAACAAGATCAACGAGCAAGTACAATATTTCGTCAACACCGGGCATTCGCTGGCTTATGAAGGAAGTTATGCAGAAGCGGCAGGGCTTCCGCCTGGCAAGAAAGGATTCCCGAAAGTCTATCTAGGCGGTCAGTACACACGAAATAAAAGTGTCATAAAAGATATCCGAGTTGAGATATGAGGTGATCTCATGGAATACTACGAAGTCAACGAGGATGCAGTAGTAGAGTATATATTTCAGCGTCTACTTGATGAGGATATTGTCGTCACGAGAGAGGATATACAAAAGGTGCTATTGTTGGCCAATGAGTATATCGAGAATAATCCGACGATTGATGTGGATTTGGAATAAAAAAAGACGCTTAGTCAGCGTCCCTTATCTTTAGTTCGTTAAGCAATACCCATATTTCTCTATCTTTGTGCTTGACAAGAGCTTTTGGAAAAGGTCCGTCACGTTCGATTTTCAATACCTCAACAATAACACCTTGTGTAAATTCTCGAGTTGTGAGGACAATCTCAGCCTTCACGTTTCTCACGCTCCTTTTTATACTGCTCAATCTGCTCTCTAGTCCATATGGGCCCACTCGCCAGACGTTGAATAGGCTGTGGAAACACTCCCCGGCTGATATAGCTGTGGATATGCTGCTTGCTCCAACCGAGGATCTCAGATGCTTCGTCAAGACCGGCGAGGGGCGGGATCGTCTGTGCACTCATATCAATCACTCTCCAAGTATGGTTTGTGGTACTTTTTTTCGCCGCGTTTACGTGCGGCAGCGGCTTCTTCGATCGTTGCGTATTCGCCTAGATAATAGGTTTTACCTTTTATACGGATACTGGATCTATAAGCGATTGCACCGCTTTTTTTGCGTTTACGTGATACGCCTTTAACGCCGGTTGAGCTATCTGTTCGCAGCTTACTTTTGAGGATCGGCGTAAACACACCGTCAATATATAGATTTGCGTTGTTATACTCTTGCAACCCAACACCTTTATCTGTTCGCAAGCAGCCGCAAGATTGCGTCGTACCGTCCTTTAAACGCACGCCGTCAGCTATCGTTGTATTGCCGCAATCACACTGGCACTCCCAAAAAACGTGGCGCGACTTATAGGGCTTTGTATCAGATCTCCGCAAAACTTTCAGGCGGCCAAAAACAGATCCGGTTAGGTCATCTGTGTTGTTTTGGCTGGCGCGTTCTTTTTGCACGCAGCCGCATGAGACAGTGTGTCCGGTACGTAGGTTATACATCGTTACTGTCATTTCGTTGCCACAATCGCACCGGCATAGCCATCGTCGGGTATATCCATTTTGATCAGCTTCTTTTATCACCGTCAGTCGTCCATAACGTTGCCCGGTTAGATCGATTCGTTTTGGCATATCAAAAGATCTTTGCGATAACAATCGCGTCTTTAATTAGGATCTCCCCGTCGTCAGGATTGTCATGCTGCCCTTGCCGTTTACCGGCGATAATATAGCAGTGATCAGTCAAAAACTCACGTGAGCAGTCTTTACCAAAATCAATATCGCGTGGCGGTCGTCCCAACCCAGGCCAGTACCGACCAATATCAAGATCAATCAAATTATAGGCGCTAGTACCGTCTAGTAGATCAAGGTCGTCGTACTCGTCGCTGCCAAATACTGGGAAATCTCTCTCATCTTCACGGTCAAGATTATGGCGGCTGTACTCGCACTCTTCACCGATCTCGCGGTCTTTGTCCTCAAAGCGCAATCCGATATACCAGTAATTGTCCTCGTTGTCCTCGTAGATTTTTTTGCACAACGCGTACATTTCAAAAATGTTCATCTTAATCCATCTCCTTGTGGGCATCGCCCTTTGTTGATACAAATATAACACGATTGCATTACATTGTAAAGCGAACATGATGAGAACACCACGTAAATTTTTGTGGGTGATCGGAGGAAGAAAGATGATAAAGTGCAAGGATGGTTGCATGGCAGCATGTGATTTTTGTATTCACTTCGAGAGCAATAGGTGTTTCCTGTTGGATTGCGACACTACACCAGGTGATCATTGCGAGCAGTTCCATTGCAGGAGAGCGGAGGAAGAAAGATGAATAGATCAGTAAATGAAAAAGCACCGTGGTATGTAAGATTAGCTTCTGTTGTCGTGTGCAACTGGATTAACAAAACCGGAATAGAAAGCTTCCAATGTAGTGGCCAGAAAAATTGGGAGTACAACGATGGCAAAGTAGACATACAAGTACCTACTTATCAAATCATGCATTGGGTTTTAAGAATCACAGGAAAGCAAGTTGCTCCTGTAGATGTATGTAGAAAATACGGCATAGCGTTGGATCTAAAAAGAGAGGCATAAGGGGGTATCCCAATGGCTAAGAAGAAAAAAGGCGGAACAGGATGCTAAAAAGAGACGCTATTTTGAGGTGGTGATTTTATATGGCTGACCTGACAGAGAAGCAGAAGCGTTTCGCTGACTACTACATCGAGTCAGGGAATGCCGAGGAAGCAGCAAGGAGAGCAGGTTATAATGCGAGAGGGAATACTACAAAGTTACTACGAAATACTACCATTCGTAATTATATAGACGAGCATCTTAATCAAATGCACAAAAGTACTATTTTGTCGGCTGAACAGGTGCTTGAGGAACTATCCAAAATTGCAAAGGGAAAAGCAAAGGAACTTGGTGTAAAATTCGTTTCCGCCCAAGACAGAAACAAAGCCCTTGAGCTACTCGGCAAGAGATATATGTTGTGGGTGGATCGGCAGCAGATTGACGCGAATATAGGTGTAACAATCGTGGATGATGTGGATGAAGATTAAACTATCTCAACTTATTGCTCCATCCTTCTATGGAGTCCATAAAGCGATAAAAGAAAACAGATACAGCCACCACTTTCTAAAAGGCGGTCGGGGGAGTACAAAATCCTCCTTCGTGGCAATCGAAGTCATACTTGGCATTATGAAAGACCCGGACGCGAACGCCGTGGCACTTAGAAAGGTTAAGGATACGTTAAAAGACTCCGTATATGAGCAGCTATCCTGGGCGATTGAAAAGTTAGGCGTGGAACGATTCTGGCATAGAGGTATCAGCCCCCTGTCATTAACCTATCTCCCAACAGGGCAGAAGATTATATTTAGGGGTGCGGACGATCCGAAAAAGATCAAGTCCATCAAATTCAGCAGGGGATACTCCAAATTCATTTGGTATGAGGAAGTAGACGAATTCAACGGCATGGAAGAGATACGGATGATTAACCAGTCTCTCATGCGGGGTGGAGAGAAATTCACCGTATTCTACAGCTACAACCCGCCGAAGTCAGTAAATAATTGGGTGAACGTTGAAGTGAAGCTCACAAGAGAGGATCGCTTAGTCCACCACAGCACTTATTTGGATGTACCGAGAGAATGGCTTGGTGAGCAGTTCATCATCGAGGCCGAGCACCTAAGAGAAGTCAGTCCCCTTGCTTATGAGCATGAGTACATGGGGGAAGAAACAGGAACAGGCGGCGAGGTGTTCATCAATGTACAGATAAGGGAGATTACAGACGAGGAAATCAAAGAGTACTGGAACATCCACCGAGGGCTAGACTTCGGTTATGCGATTGATCCGTTAGCTTACAATGTCATGCACTATGACCGCAAAAAGAAACGGCTGTATATCTTCCGTGAACTCTACAAAGTAGGGTTAAGCAATTACGCTGCCTATGACCATATATCCGAGGAAAACAAAGGCAACGATCAAATATTAGCCGATTCCGCCGAGCCAAAAAGCATACATGAGTTAATCCAATACGGATTACACGTTGTTCCTGTGAAAAAGGGGCCGGATAGCGTGGAGTATGGCATTAAGTTCCTGCAAAGTTTAGAGGCCATTATCATCGACGACAAACGATGCCCGGAGACAGCGAGGGAATTCCTCAACTACGAGCTTGAAAAAGACGCAAACGGCAACTTTAAAGCGAAATTCCCCGATAAGAACAATCACACCATAGACGCTGTACGGTACGCCTTGAACTATGAGGCTATGAAGTATTGGGAAGAACTCAAAGAGCAAAAGAAACCGGATGCTCATTGGATGTTTAAGCAAGGAAACGACAATGGAAGTGGTGAGTATATCACATGGTGATCGCTTTAATCATCTGTATCCCCATTACCGCATTGGTAGTGGGCTTTTTCGTGCTTAAAAGTGTGCAAATGGGCTTGCGTTGGCAGGTGGAAGTCAAGCATGAACAAAAGCCAACGATGGAGAGCCCGGTACAGCCGATTTTCGAAGCTAAAGCCGAGAAAGAGGAACTCGAAGCCACAAAGGAACAAGAGAGTATTATCAACGATTGGATATACGGAGCCGATGAAAAGAGGTGATCTAGTTGGCTGATCTACTGCAAGAAGCGTCGATTGTGGAACAGCAGTATAAACAGGGGCTTGACTACAAAAAGCAAATGGGCTTCTTGACCAAGTGGCCCGAATGTGAACGGTTCAAAGCAGGGGATCAGTGGCCTGCGCCGACCGAGAAAACAAAGAACCTGCCAAGACCTGTCTTTAACATTATCGAGCAGATTGAATCCCACAAAGTCGCATCTGTCATGAATGAGAATATCAAGATGGTGTTCTCACCCGAGGAAATCCTAGCAGAAGATGAACAAATGTTTATGTTAGCGGATGAAGCAGGCGAACGATTCACACAGTTTGCGGATGCCACTTGGGAGCGAGTTAAGCAGGATGAGTTAAACGAGGAAGCCTTAGAGGATGGAGCCAACCGGGGTACGGGGTTCTGGCATTACTACTGGGACTATGAGAAGCAGGGCGGCATGGCTCTTAAATGGGTAGGGGAAATGTGTGGGGAAACCATTGACCCGATGGATATATTCTTTGGCAATCCCCAACAGAAAAACGTGCAAAAACAGCCGTACATCATCATTACAAGCCGGGAAACGATTGAGAATATCCGAGCTGAAGCGGAAGCGAACAAAATCTCCAAAGAAACGATCGCTATGATTCGACCGGATAAAGACACGGAAGATCAAGGCTATGACATGGCAAAGCATGAACTCGCAGACAGCGAAAAAGCCACGGTTAAGACAAAGTATTGGAAAGACAAGAAAACTGGGACGGTATGGTTTACGAAAGTCTGTTCCGGTGTGGTGTTCAAAACAAAAGTAGACACCAACATGAAACGCTATCCAATCGCCGCTATGCCTTGGAAGCGCAGGAAACGGAGTATTTACGGGGTAGGAGATACAGAGGGGCTTATCCCGAATCAAAAAGGCATTAACCTTCTCATGGCATTGCAACTCTTAAACGCACAGGTCACAGGCTTTCCAAAGCTGATGGTCAAAAAAGACTTCATTCGTCAGCAGATCACCAACACCATAGGTGAGATTCTGATTGACACATCCCCACCCGGACAATGGAGTGCGCAGTATATGACCCCTGGCAACATGGCTCCCCATACGCCGATGTTGGTTGAAAAGTACATCGAGTACACCAAAGAGACGAGCGGAGCCAACGAGAACGCATTAGGGGAAAAGACCACAAGCGACCTCAACGCAACCGCCATTATGCTGCTCCAAAAAGCCGCAGGTGTGCCGATTGAATCCATTAAGCGCAGATTCTACCGCGCTATGGAGGATATTGGTCTAATTTGGATGGAGTTTTTCAAAGTCAAGTACAACACGGAGCGCATGGTCACGGTGCAAGACGAGGACGGAAACGATATGACCGTTCCGTTTAATGGCTCCAAGTACCAAGATGTGGAACTCAATCTCAAAATTGACATCGGCCCATCTTCGTCCTACAGCGAAACACTTATGATGTCATCGTTGGATAAGTTCTTAGAAGGCCAATACATCACCTTCGAAGACTATCTGGACTTTGCGCCAAAGAATGTTGTGCCGTTTAAGGATCGGCTCAAAAAGAAACTCGAACAACGGGCACAGCAGATGCAAATGGATCAAGCGGCAAACTTTGAGCAGATGTTAAGTCTACTACCACCGGACGAGCAACTAGCCTTTAGGAACGCCCCGCCTGATGTGCAACAACGCATTATGATGCAGATGCAACAAGGAGCGCAACAACCACAAGGAGGTACGGCTAATGGAATGCCCCAAATGCAACCAGTCGGCACGGGTGGCTAATGGCAAATTCGTTTCCGATGTCGGCTCAACGGATGTCTACCACGAAATGACAATGGTATGCGTCAATCCGGAATGTGAGATGAACGAACGCAACCTAGACAATCCGCAAAAAGTGATTACAACGATACGAAATAAGGTGAACTAGCGGGCCCTTCTCAGTGCAGAGTGGGGCCCATTCTCATGCAATCGAGGGCTGCTAATCTGTGTGGAAATCGCCCACCACCAACAAACAGGAGGTTTACCAATGGAAGAACAACAAATGGCTGCTAATACGGAGAGTGTCGCCGCCTCTCAAACGCCTGAGACTGCCAACGTAGGTACTCCGGAGACTACGAGCGTACCTCAGACGGATGTCACCCAAACCCAAGTCTTTGCCCATCGTTTGAAAGACGAAACGAGCAAAGCAGAACAGCGTGCCCGTGATGCGCTCATTGCTGAAATGTATGGAGAATCCCACGGTATCCGCACTTATGCGGAGTACCAAGCGGCCACCCAACGGCAACGAGAAGCAGAAGACCGTCAACGCTATCAGCAAGCGGGGCTAGACCCTGACATGCTCAATCAATTCTTGGAAAATCACCCGGATATTAAAGCCGCCCGTGAACTCAAACGGGACAATACGCTGCTGGAACAGGATCGCAAGTTGGAAAGTGACCCGAATTTTGGCGAACTGTACAAACAGTTTCGCGATGAGGTTCACCAACTGGCAAAACTGGCACAGGCAGACTATGACACCGCCTTTACATTGGTGTTGCGTGACAAACTCCCCTCTCTATTGAGCGGAACCAAGACGCAAGCCGAACAAGAGGCAATCAAAAAAATAACCCAAAACGCCCAAACCTCAACCGGTTCCCTGAGTGGCGGAGATGTGCCACACAGCACAAGCATTTCTCAGATGCCAAAAACAGACTTCAACAAACTCGTGGAGCAGGTGAAAAGGGGCGAAACTACTTCACTTTAAGGAGATGATTTTTAATGGCAACTTCTGTACAAGGGTATAATGCAACCGCGGGCGTGAACGCCCTTACTGCTGAACAAGCGGAATATTATCAGCGTGTGATGTTGGAGCGGCTCTTGCCGGAACTAGTGTATATGAAATACGGAGAGAAGAAAAACATTCCGAAAAACGCGGGTGCGGTTACTTCGTTCCGCCGCCTGAACTCGTTGGCGGTGTCCACTACGGCGCTGACGGAGGGAGTAACCCCTGATGGTGTAAACTTGGACATTTCCAAACTGTCTGCTACTGTATCGGAATACGGAAACTGGACAAAGATTTCCGAATTCATCAACCTCGTCGGACTCGATCCGCTGATGACCGAAGTATCCGAGTTGATGGGGGAAAACGCCGGAGAGTCGATTGACACGATTGTCCGTGACATCATCTACGCAGGAACGAATGTGAAATATGCAGGTGCGGCAACTTCCCGTGTAACTGTCGCGGCGACTGACAAGATTACGGCTCTCGACATCCTCAAGGTACGCCGGACTCTTCGCCGGAACAAAGTGAAGCCGATCCCAATTCCAGGTGGAGGCAGAGGGTATCTCGCGTTCGCTCACACGGATGTTGCAATGGATCTGATGCAGACTCAAGAATGGAAAGACCAAAACACCTACGTGGACACCAAGAACCGTGAAGATGGTATCTTAGGCAAAATGTACGGTATCTACTTTATGGAAGTAGACAACGGCGTGAAATACACAGGCGCAGGTGCCGCAGGTGCTGACGTATTCGCTACTCTCTTTATCGGGAAAGGCGCATACGGCGTTCCGGACGTGGAAGGAAGCTCCAAGCCTGAAATCATCGTCCACAAGGCGGGGAGTGGTGGCGTTTCCGATCCGCTCAATCAATTCAACACGGTAGCTTGGAAGAGTGTGTTTACATCTGTTCGTCTGCAAGAATTGGCAATGGTTCGCTACGAGAGCGGGGCCTCGGTGTAACAGTATCTAAATAAGTGACGGAGGGGCATAGTCCCCTCCTTTTCTATTAACCAATTTGGAGGTTATAACATGGCTAAACAAAACGATCAAGCGAATAACGATCTTGACATCAACGCATTAAAAGCGCAAATTGAAGCGGAAATTCGCGCAGAGTACGAAAAGAAAGCGAAAGAGGAAGCGGAAAAGGCGGCTGCTGATAAAAAAGCATTGGAAGAAAAGATCGCCGCACAAGAGAAAAACCTGGAAGCGCAGATTGTAGCGCAGGAAAAGACACTCAAACAACAATTAAAAGACATGCCGAAAGTGACTATTCACATCCCGGAAGACCCCAACAACCCTGACGATGTAGTACCGATTGGATGGAACGGGATTATTTATGCTGTGCCGCGTGGTCAGGACTTCGAGGTGCCGGTTGTGATTCGTGACATCTGGCAAGAAAGCTATAAAAAGACACAGGAAGTACAAAAGCGGATTCGCGAAAGCACGAAGAAGGAAATTCAAATCCTCGACTGATGATGTCGGGGATTTTCTTAGGAGGTTGACAAATGGGAAGATGGGCGAGTGCCGGGACGTATATTGACCATACAGTTGAAATAATTAGCGAAGGTTGGGTGAGTACCGCAAGTGCGGACAATGCGTTAGCAACCGCGACCAAAGCAGCGGAAACAGGAAAATCACATTACATCACCACTATTTTCGCAAGCTACAGTGGAGCAAAAACAGGACTCTTGCAAATCAAAGACGGTGCAGCCGTAATTGCGGAATATTACATCGTCAACGCGGATGTGATTTCCTTACCAACACCGATTAAAGCCACAGCAGGAAATGCAGTAAGTGTTGAATTAGCCGCAAGTGGTACGGCTGGAACTCTCGGGAAAGTGAACTTAGTCGGATATACGGCATAGGGGGTGAGCCTCTTGAACCTCGGAACAGCGAAAGAAAAAGCGATTCAACTGATCAATGAATACTCCAACAACGGCAATCTGATTTCCGATGCCACAAACGCCGACTATAAACTCCGAATGAACAACTTGGCGGACATGGCGCAAAAGGAAATCGCACAGTTCTTGAAGATTCACGCAGTCTATCAGATCAGCCAAAACCCCATAAAAAGCCAATTCGGGCTTTTGCAGGGCTTTGATATTGTCCAACACTTGGACACCGACCTGATTTATGAAGCGGTAGGCAGCCAAGCCTACTACTTCGAGGTTGATAATGTAGCGGATATTTATATCGAGGAAAATGTAAGCGGAGTCTGGACGAATCTTGTCACCATCAACAACACAACAAAGAAGCAGTTTACAGCTTATAAAGGACTCTTAACGCCTTTCAGCACATCCAACACCGTCCGTATGCGGTTTAGCGGCTCGTATCCGTATAACTTACGAAACAGGGCGTTGTATGCGTATTCTTTTCCTGTAGCAAGTGACGTACCGGACTATAAGCCATATGTGAAATACGATATGCCCGCTGACTTCATGGAACTCAACAAAGTGGTGCATATCACAGACCCAAGAGTCTATAAACAGATGGTGGACTTCTATTGGGAAGGAAAAAAGACATTCGTTGCCAACTACTATCACACCGGATCGTTTGACATCCACTATTACAAGTACCCAACCGATATTACAAGCGCAACCTTAGACAGTTATACCTTTGAAATCGACACAGAAGCGCAGGAGTTAATTCCCTACTATATCGGAGGGCATATTGTTCTGGATGAAAACCCGGCTGTCGCGGCAACACTCCTAAACTTGTATCAGCAAAAACTCGCCAATCTGGACGCAAATGTGAATATTGGCGTTACCAATATAACTGATGTCTATGGGTGGTGATCTCGTTGTATAAAGCTCAACAACTCAAAATACCACCTGCACCACCGCCGAAAGAACTCCGTCTAGGCGCCGACTCCAACATCCGCTTAGACGGTGGTTTGTCCCTGAAATACATCGAGTCCCAACTCAACGACAACCAAAGTCCGTATATGCTCAACCTAAACGCGGACGACAGGGGCACCTTAACCAAACGACCCGGTCAAGCGTATGTGTACACCACCTCATTAGGAGCAGGCGGCGTAAACGGAGCGTATAAGCGGCTCTACAAGAACAAAAAAGTCTTTGCGTGGGGAACGGGACTCTATACGCAAGATGGAACTGCACAACCTGTAAGTATCATGAGTGGCCTTGCTAATAGTAAGGGCACTTTTTTCTTGTTCAACAACATTCTCTATTACATCAACGGCACCAACTTTGTGCAATGGGACGGAACCACCCCACAGAATGTCACGGGGTATATCCCGACTCTCACAATCAGCCGACCTCCTGCCGGTGGGGGAACGGTGTATGAAGCACTCAACCTGATTCAGCCGGGGTTTAAGGATAGTTTCAGTGGAAATGGCACGGCTACCGCCTACCAACTCAGTCAAACGAACCTTGATGCAACCACCGTTACCGCTACCGTGGACGGAGTAGCAAAAACAGAAGGAACTGACTTTACCGTCAACCGCACAACGGGCGTTGTCACCTTTACCGTAGCACCACCTAGCGGAACAAACAACGTCATCATCACCGCCTATAAAACAATTTCAGGCTACGCGAATCGTATCAAAAACTGCACCATAGCCGAAACCTACGGCGGGGAGAATGATACACGGGTATTCTTGGCAGGGAATCCCAACTATCCCAACCGGCTCTTTAGAAGCGGACTGCAAGACCCGACTTATTGGCCGGATACCGCATACCAAAATGTCGGAAGCTCCGATACGATTTACGGGTTAGCCAAGCATTTCGACAAGCTGATTACTCTAAAAGAACACGGGCACCACTTCTCAGTCTACCAAAACGTAAACGGCGTTGTATCCTTCCCCACATTCCCACTTAACAGCTCAATCGGGTGTGACATGCCGGGGAGTGTTCAAATCATCAACAACAATGTCGTGTTCGGCAACTCGGAACTTGGTTTGTTTATGATCGTCTCCACGGCTGTCAAAGATGAACGAGTGGTCGTACCCATCTCTGGCAACATCAACGGCAACATGTTACGTCCTGGTTTGCTCAGTCTCGCCGACTTACAAAACGCTTCCTCTGTGGATTTCGACGGCAAATACTGGCTATGCGTGGGGAATGTCGCGTATGTGTGGGATTATCGCCTGTCTCCCTTTGCGAATACAGGAAATCAGGCACTCGACGAGGAACGGCTGTCTTGGTTCCCGTATGACAATATCAACGCGGCACACTGGATTGCCTACGACCAACAGCTATTCTACGGTGACCGCACGAATGGCTATCTTGTGAAGTTCCAGCCGAACTACAACGACTTTGGGAACGCGATTAACGGTGTGTGGCGGAGCAAACTATTTAACTTCAATCTGCCTGACTATCTCAAGACGATTACCGAAGTCTGGTTCAGCACTCGGGCATTAAGTGGATCGACGCTCACGATTAAATATCTAAACGATAACGGGGAGGTAGTTGATTCCACGTCTGTCGCCATATCTGCATCTTGGGATTGGGCGAACTTCGCTTGGGATACGTTTAGTTGGTTTGTGAGTAAGTTCGCGCCAACGATTCGAACAAAACCAAAGATCAAGAAGGTTACTTTTTTTCAGATCGAGTTTTCGAACAATGTATTTAATGAGAACCTTTCGATTCTCAGTTTGATTATCCGTTATCTCACAGTAAGGAAGGTGAAATAATGACGCTTTCAAATATGGCGTTTAATCCAGTGACAGGCTTACTAGATGTGGCAACCTATCCCACTAAACCTGCAAACGAAACAGCCGCCCGCCAACAGTTTATGGATTTGTTTTATGCGTTGAGGGATTACAACAACAATAGCGTTGTTCCGGAAGTGAATGGGAAATTCAATTCAACAGGCGGAACCGTCACAGGGCAGGTAAAAGTATCTCAAACAACGGATGTTGTAGATCAACATATTGATGGTGTCGCCACATCAGTATTGCAAACTTTGTACGGGACGATAGGTTCACTACTTGCTAGTATCGGAACCCGTTTTTCAGGCGCAGATTTAGTTATCACACACAACGCATACCAAGACCAAAACGCTGATCATTGGGTACAAGGGAGTGCTAGTTATAAATCTATTCAGATTCGTATGAAATTAAATGATGGAATCTATTACTATGAAGCTGCGGCTGGTAAGGCGCCAGGTACAGATGCTTCCTTTTGGGGAACTGGGTATAAAATACCGTACATTTTGAGCGGCGGCTACAAAGTCCAAAGTGGAACGATAGCGGCTGCTTCAACAGGGAGTTTCGTTGTGACATTTCCGACTGCCTTTTCTACTGTACCGGTCGTGGTAGGAACTTATCAAACCAACGGTACATCAAATAGTGTGGTAGTTAGATTTTACGCTGTATCCACAACGTCGGTCACGTTTTATACGGAAGGTATATCAGGAGGAGCTATCAACTGGATCGCCATTGCTTCATAAGGGGTGATAAAATGAATCACTTTTTTCTTTATGATACAACAAACGGAAATATCCACGGTTCTCCTTACCTCGGAGAAGCTAACGAATGGACAAACATTCCTGCTGGATGTGATGTACTGGGCCCGTTTGAGGCGTCCACCGCAGACGCAACCGTCCAAGATGCGTATTTGCACCCGAACCATTACACTATCCAAAACGGGCAACTTGTCGCTGACCCGAATATTTCTGCTTTGCAACTGCAGGAAGCGAAAGATGCAAAGGTGAGGGAAATCTACGCCAAACGAGACGAAACAATCTTAGCAGGATTCACTTCTGCAAATGGACATCAGTATTTTTACGGTGAGTCTGACCAACGAAAACTGCAAGGACAATCTAATTTACTCCTGCTTGACCCGACTATTACCTCGGTGGATTGGATGACCAAAGAGGGAATCGTAACACATACACGAGACCAGTTTATCGAGGTTTTAAAAGAAGCAGGGAAATTCGAGCGAGACCAACACACCAAATGTTACACTCTCGAAGCGCAAGTATGGGCGGCAACCACTCTCGCACAAGTTCAAGCGATTGTGTGGTGATCATATGCAAGCGTGTGACGTGGTGTTCTTTCGTGGTAAGGGGATTGTCGGGAGTCTCATCTCTTGGTTCACGCAGTCCCCTTACAGCCATGTAGGATTGGCAATAGACGGCGCGCACATCATTCAAGCCTATCGATTCGTGCAAACGGGTATTGTGCCGTTTGAATACGACCCCTCCATTCATCGAGTCTACCGTCTTGATTTAACGGAACAACAAAAGAAAGATATCTTATATTACGCTGTCTCTATTATCGGAACCGAATATGACTATTGGCAGTTAATCGGGCTTCTCTTTAACAAGAGAGGTCTTTTTGATTCCGCTAATAAACTCATCTGCTCCGAAGTGATCGATAAAGCGTTTTACTATGCCGGTGTGCCGCGAAAAGGAAATCTCCCGATTGGGGATGTGACACCCGGCGAACTGTTGGAAATCTACAACCTTTTGGAAAGGGGGCATTCTGTTGCCAACCTTTGACGAGAAGTATAAACCTCAAATTGAAGGTCTCGCGAAAGCCAACAAAGTCAGTGTGGATGTTGGTCGGGATATGCTCCTTGCCAACCTCATGAGTGGTGGGCAGTATAAGGGCGGCGGAACACTCGACTACACATCTGCAAAACCTGATGCGGAAGCCTACACGAGAGAACGTCAACTCGCCGCTTTAACTAAAGCGAAACCTGCACAAACACTTCGGGCCCCGCAAGCGCCTAATTT